CGATTGACATGCTTACGGTTGCAGATGATCTTTACCGGAGAAGAGGGATTTCAACTATCAGCAACTGGGGTGTTGGTTTCCTGATCATGCAAATGACGAATGCCGTGGTTTCCTCTCTTCACCTGGAATACTGGTGTCACTGCATCCACGCTATGTGGATTGAAAGGGAGATCATCCGGCTTACCTACTCAGGTCCCCCTAAAGGGCACTTAAAACAACAGGTTGCCGACCTGATGAGTAAACTTACCACCCTTCAGTCTCAGGATTTCGAAAAGGACTGGTATGATATGACCGACCTGATGATTATGCTTTACACCCACCGGGAAGAGATGCAGAAAAAAGGTGGGATAGGGATACCTACGGGGATAAAAACTATCGATAAGGCTAATGGTGGTTTAGGTAAAGGACAAATGATCTCAATCGGAGCTCGTCCATCTGTTGGTAAATCTGCATTCATTGGGGGATTAGCGATTAATGTAGCGAGGCAAGGGTATAAGGTTGGGATAATCTCACTCGAGATGAATAATGTTGAAATAGCTAACAGATTGGCTTCTATCGACACGGACACCGATTTTAATATTTTGTTCCGGGGGCTGCAGATTGACCAGCAGCAGGCTGAAAATCTATATTACAAACTCGGTCAGCAAACAGCGAACCTACCTATCTGGGTCAGTGATAAAACGAAGGTGAATATTATGGACATTAAAACGAGGGCGATAAAACTTAAACATCAACATGGTTTGGATATCCTGATAATCGACTATCTGCAGCTTGTGGATTCAATCAGTACCGGAAATAAAAACCGCAATAGGGAAAATGAAGTTTCTGAGATGAGCCGGGGTTGTAAGCTAATGGCTAAGGAACTGGATATACCTGTTATCGTACTCTGCCAGTTAAACCGACAGGTAGTTCATAGAAAAGGGCAGGATAGATTCCCGCAGCTTTCAGACTTCAGGGAAAGTGGTTCGATTGAGCAGGACAGCGATATCGTTATGTTCCTTCACAGGGATTGGCTGAATGGGATAACGGCGGATGAAAGCGGAAATAGTACCGAAAGACAGGCCCACCTGGTTATTCGTAAATGGAGAAATGGGATGAGCAATTTTATTGTGGATCTGGATTTCGAACCAAGTAAGATGAACTTTAAAGAAAGGCCGGCAATGGGTCAATGGGCGCCGGTTCCGGTTAGGATTGAACGAAATGATAGAATTGAAACCAATGAGGAAGACGACAACCCTTTTTAAATGCCCATTACCCTCAACGATATAAAAAACTCAGCTTGTGCAAAAAGGAACCCTCATCTCTTCACAGAACCGGAGAAAAAAAAATCAAAGTACGGGAATAAAAAAACTGTAGTTGATGGAATAAAGTTCGACAGCAAAAAAGAAGCAAAGAGGTACGGCGAATTGATGATTTTACTTAAAATAGGAGAGATAGGATTACTGGAAAGACAGGTAGTATTTGAAATTAAGATTGGCGATAAAAGAGTTTGCAAATATATCGCTGACTTTGTTTATACAGATCAGAAAACAGGCGAAAAAATTGTGGAAGATGTGAAGAGCGAGGCGACCAGGAAACTGAGATTGTACCTGTTGAAGAAAAAGTTGATGCAGGAAATATTAGGAATTACAATTAAAGAAGTCTAAAAATGGAAACAATCAGGAAATCAGCTTCAGTAAAAGTAATGCTTAGCTACGATTATTGTCATTTTGAAGTGGCTATGTCTCTTGAGAACGAATCAGGGCTGACAACTAAAGACATTGACAATGCCCGCAAAGACTGCCAACGGTTAGCGGATAAAGCGGTGAATCAGTACAAAACAGCTAAGGCCGCAGCCGCTAAGAGAAGTGATGGGGTTTACCAAATGCAAAACTTCGAATCTGAATGTAAGAAAATTAAGGCAAAGGATGAACACGACCGGACGTTAAAGGAAATAGGTATGCTCAAGCAATACGAGAATGAAAAGTGGCAGGCTCAGTTTGAGCATGAGTATGATTACGACGATGATGAAAATTACAAATACTAAAACAAACCACGCCTTCACTGCTATCCAACAGGGGAGTATAGTAGTGCTTAAGGAGTGGGGGGGGTAAAAAGTTATGACGCATGGGGCATTGTTTAACGGAATCGGAGGTTTTCAGCTAGCCGCACATTGGATGGGGTGGACAAACATTTTTCATTGCGAGATAGATGAGTTCTGTAACAAAGTAGTTAAAAAGCATTTCCCAAATAGCATTCAACATGGGGACATCAAGACAACAGACTTTAGCATTTACCGTGGAAGGATCAATATTATTACCGGAGGATTTCCTTGTCAGCCCTACAGCACAGCAGGAAAAAGAAAGGGCAGTGAAGATGATCGCCACCTCTGGCCGGAGATGCTTAGAGCAATTCGGGAGATTTCCCCGCACTGGATTGTGGGCGAGAACGTTCGCGGCCTTACTAATTGGAATGGAGGGCTGGTATTCGACCAGGTGCAGGCTGACCTTGAAGCTGAAGGCTACGAAGTGCTCCCGTTTCTACTTCCAGCTTGCGGTGTCGACGCCCCGCACAGAAGAGACAGGATCTGGATTATTGCCCACGCCTCGGACAGTAATGCCTTTGGAAAGGGAAGATGCAAGAGTTATGGGCAATCGAATTCTTCGGAAATCGGGTCAGGATTATGGGATGAACTTAGCAGTCATGGCATCGAAGGGATTATTACCGACACCACGCAGCTCACCGAACGAGAACAGGCAAAGGAAACTCTCTCCCTCGCAGAAGTCCGGAAAGCATGGATTGAATCTGGCTGCAGTAGCAGCGGATGGGACGAATTCCCTACTCAATCCCCTGTTTGTGGAGGAGATGATGGGGTTCCCGATTGGATGGACCGACTTAAGTCTTTAGGAAATGCAATAGTGCCGCAGGTTGCATTACAGATTTTTAAATCAATTGAACAATATGAGTTGCTATGATCCGCCCCCAAAACAATCCCCGCAGGGGAGTAAAAGAAGAAGTATGGGAACATTGAAAAAGGAACTGGAAGCTCGTCTCGGCCAATTGGAACACCGTAAGATGATGATCCCACGGTATTGCGATAATCAATGGCATTGGGCAGGAAAGAACCCCTATTCGCTTGATATGATCCCTGCCATCCAGAAACAGATCGATGAAACAAAAGCGGCAATAAAAGGAATAAACGAGTGGATGGAGATTGAAAGACAAATTAAAAAAACAAAAGCATGAAAGAACACGCATTACTATTGTCAACTGAAATGGTCCTCGCCTTCCTCGCTGACCGCAAACAAGTAACGAGAAGAATTCCCGGACCTATGAACTCGCTGGTGGACGGCAAGAGACTGAGCAGAAACGGCTGGAAAGCATTGGAGTTGGATTTCACAAGATATGAAGTCTGCGAAGCTTTTGAGGTAAAAATGGGTTTTGCCATTTGGTCTAACAAACTAGGGACATTTGTTTTTGTAGAACCTATTTATAAAAAAGGAGATTGGCTATGGTTCCGTGAGACGTGGGGTCATGAATTTATGGGTACGACGCTCTACAAAGCCAGTCACTCACACATGCGACCCGATGGAGGGTGGCGCCCTTCCATCCATCTCCCAAAAGAAGCCGCCCGCCTGTGGGCTGAAGTGACCACCGTCTCTTGCGAAAGGGTTCAGGATATAACGGAGGAGCAGGCGATCAAGGAGGGCGTGGAGCCCAACTGCTCGGGGAAAGAAAGTTGCCCATCTCCTTATTGTAAGGAAAAAGGTTGTCAGACCGAAGGTGAATATGTCCACTACCTAAGAGACGGTGATGATTTCCCTGCTTATTCGGCCTTAGAATCATTTGAAAGCTTATGGCAATCCATTCACGGTGAAGGTAGCTGGGTGGCCAACCCTCCCGTCTATGCCATCAACTTTAAATCATTATCTAAAACAGGCAGGCCGGATACCGCTACAGTGGAGCCCGACCCCGACACCTGGAAAAGAGAATCTGAGGAACAGGGATGGGAGAATCATTAAAAAAGTAAGTTATGAGTACAGAAGTTACAAAAGAAGTACCGATCAAAGAAAATATGGCTATTGCCGCTTTTATGGGTAAAACTGTTTATCCATTGAGAGGAACTAAGGAGTTCAAAAAATGGAAAGGAGAGGCTTGCGATTATCAGTGGTTTGAACTTAAATACCATGAGGATTGGAATCAATTGCTTTCTGTGGCCACAAAAATAAGAGACATTTATTATGAGCCAACCTTCTACATGAATAGAACTAATGAGGTTGCAGAAATAATGGAAGGACTTATCTGGGCTTTGACCAAAATTGAAAAAACGGAACTCCACAAAGCCGTCTACGATTTCATTCAGTGGTATCAGTCATCATTAAATACATCAAAATAAATAAAAACTTATGTCAGAAAAATTTAATCTCAATGAGGTCTGCGCCATTTGCGGGGATACATTTTCCTACCACAGCGCACAAGGTGATTTCTGTCCTAATCAGCAAGGAGATAAGCCGCATTTCGTGGAAACCAAATTCGTCCCGGTAAATAAGCAGGCAACGGAGGTTGCCAATGCTTCCGAACTTTTGGGCTCTGTAATGGATTCTGTTTGCAATCAAATTTTACAAACCGCCGTAATAAACACCCAACCATGAGTGAAACATTAAAAAAGATTGAAGATTTCAGGCGCAATGAACTGAAGTCGCTCCTTGCAAAGTGTTCTGAAGGTCAACAACTAATGTTCAAGCGAATGTATTCGCACAAGAACCTGGAGCTTCCAATTAATGAGGTTGTCGATAATATGCCTGATGATAAAATTAATTGGGCAATTCAGCAATGCGAAACGACGGTAAAGAAAAACGAGAAAGAGCCGGAACGCCTTAATCGGTAACCACCACAAATACAAAACACCTACTACAAATGAAAAAATATAAAGAGATTAAAGCAAGCGATGAACTTCCGGGAGTCGGTATTTACAACTGTCTGTATAACGGTGACCACTGCATTTTTCAAGTTCATGACGGGGGATTTAGGATCATCAATTATCACGGAGAAAAAGAGGATGCCCCAAAATTGAATCTTGTTAAGTGGCTAAAAGAAGATGAGCAGGATGAAGCATGGGTGCCGGTAGTGGGCAATAATTTCCCATTTGATGTGTCCATAATCGTTGAACATAAGTATGGATATGATGCCGTCAGGCTCGATAATCATGGATGGAAATTTTGGTATACCGGCGAATTGGTGCCAGAAGAAATTTTAACAACCATTATTAAAACAGCCAAAAGATACCTGATTGGCAATAATAGCAAGCCACCACCCGCCACCAAAGATTAAATAACAGTTAACCCACCTATAAAAGAGTAAAGATGAAAGCACGATTGCTTAAAAAGATTCTTAATAACACTGGCTATACGGTTGGCAATTACGGTGATTACATAGCAATTGGTAGCCCCCTTTGTCACGACTTAATCAAGGTTACGAAGGATGGATTTAAAATGACCTATGCGCTTGATACTTGGCATAAAGGGCGAGAAGCGCTGAATCACCCTGAATTGATATTTATTTGGGACAAACTATTAGAGCTTATTGCTTCCGGCGAAATAAAAGAAATTGTCAATGGAGTGGATGAAATTGAAAATCCTCTACCGGTTTATACTTGTGAAGATGGGGCGCTTATTGCAACATTTACTGATGCTTATGGATGGCCAAACACGACTATTGACGGCATAATAATGCACGATAACACTTATTTCAAAACCCATCAAGAGGCAATTGATTATGGAATTGCAGAATATGAGGCTACCAAAGAACATTGGATGCGGCGGAAGAAAGAGCTTGAAGGTGAAATACAAAAAGTGTGTGACCAAATCGACAAATATTCAACATTTATTATTGATCTGATTGTAATAAAAGCCGCCAACCCAAACACTTAAACCAGAGTAATACCTATAGTATATGAAAAAAGAAGCAGAAAAATTAGCCGATTTAATTGAGCAGAATCCATCCTGCAAATTCGATATCGATAACGATATGTGGTATATGATTGTTCCCAGAAGGAAAGAAAACGCAGAGGAAGATGATAGTGACGAAATAACAGATTCCAACAAATTCGCGTGGTCTACGGATTGGTACGGCCACAGCTCTAATTATGGAGCCGGAATCGCAGAAGCTTTGATCATATTGCTTAATCGACGCGGATTTGATATCCATGCAAACGCGGTATAAAATTTAAGCCATGAACCAAATCACTATAGATAATATCCTTTTGGTAGAGGTGCCGGAAGATGCCACTGATTTCATGCTTCATGAGATTGATGACTACATGAAGATTGTATTTACTTCACAAATACAAGACCCGTGTAATTGTGGTGGCGATATGCTCAAACTCCCCGCAGGCAACTGGCAATTCATAGGAACAAGTGATGCAATAACCGAAGAGATGGCGGCGAAGATTGTGGATTATGAATGTAAGCCAAATTCATTTACAAGTTTTAGATATCGTAATTACGAATGGAATTGGGGGTTACCGCAATTTTTCCCCACCGCCCTTGAATCCTATCAAAGCTGGTTAAGAGCCAACTCAATAAATATCAATAACCGATATGCAATTTTAAAAAAGTTATAACATGGAAGCGTGTCCTCTTTGCAATGAAATAAATGGTCATCATAAATTCAATTGTCCATCCCAATTATTAGCCATGACACAAGCACAACTGCCTGAAGATATTCGTAAGCAGATACAACAGGATTTAGACAAAAAATATCCATTTATAAATAATGGTAACCCTGAAGATATTATAGCCACGGGAGCAGCAAGGGCAGAATATATGGATTGTGCTATGAAGTATGCTAAAATAATCTGCATCCAGAAAGATGAATACATATCCCACCTTCAAAACCTTCTTCGCTTCGCCGATTGCCCGGAACTAATCATAGAGAACCCGAAATTTATAATCGGGAAAAAGCCGACCGATGAAGATATGGAATGGGCAAGAGGGAAAGTTAAAGAATATATTAAGCAGGAAGAGAGCAAAGATGAACAGATAGCAAGACTGAGGAAGGGGCTGGAAGATATAGCAAAATGGGAGTTTGCTGGTGATGGGCGCAAATTCGATGGTAATCATAAAGAAGTTTTGAAATGGGTAGTATCCATAGCCACAGAAGCACTTAAACAACAATAATATGCCAACATTCAATATTTGGGGTACGCTGGAATTAGAAGTAGATTTTGAAGTTGAGGCTAAAGACGAAAAAGAGGCCAGACAAAAAGCCATTGAGAGACTAAATGATATGTATCATCTTAATTCATACGGTGGTTTAATAGTTCCAAAAATGGCCAAACATAATTGGTATGCAGATGATATCAACAAATAACACAACAGCCATGACCAGTAAATACATATCAGCCAGCCATTAAAAAAATTAAGTTATGGACTTCAAAAAATATTTAGTAGTTAAAGATTACGATGACAAGTACCATATCTGGACTCGTGAAGAATACGACAAATATACACGCGGATGTGGCGAAGTCGGAGCAGGATCAGCTTACAAAGTTGTAATTCACTTTGAAGGTGATGAAAGCTTGTTATCACAGCCGGAAAAAGGAGAACTATGGAAGGAGTTTTTGGCTGAAGCAGCAAAGCGATTATATGCCATCAATGCGGAAACTATATCTGAACACACAGCGATAGTTCAATTATCGGAGAAATACGCCCTAACCCGTAAGGAGGAAGTGCCGGAGGCGGTTCGGTTCGCGGAGTGGTGTGTAGAATTCTATGGATGGTCTGATACTGATGAATTATGGGTGGGTAACGTCGGAGAAAAATATAGCAGTGCAGAATTGTATGAATTGTTCGTCAAAACCGGCCAACGATGAACACCCAGCACCGCAGCCCCTCACTCACCATAGAGCAGTCTTTCAAACTGCACTATATCCCGCTTCTCTACTATGCCTGGAGAATCCTAAACGACAGGCAGGCAGCAGAGGATGTAGTGATGGATGTGTGGGTTAAGCTGATCACAGGCGGACGACCAATAGACGATCACCCGCTGTTCCGTATCGTTCATAATGCCTGCTTGAACTATTTGCAACACGAGGGCATGAAAGAACGGCGCCTGCGCACCCTGCCTGAAGTGGATGAGGTAGCCCAGCTGGACGCAGAGGTCTTCGCCCACATCGCCCGGGCCCTGGCAGGACTGCCGGCCCAGACCCGCAGGGTAGTTACAATGAGATTCTGGGGAGGACTGACTAACCCCCAGATAGCGGGGAAACTGGGGATCTCGGTTCATACGGTGAGGAATCAGATCGTACGAGGACTAAAACTACTGAGAAATGACAGCGCATTCAAGGCATAGGGTTTATATCTGGGGGTGGTGGCTACTGGTAGTAGCTAGTTTATTGATAATAGGGTTGTTGGAGAAAGAAGGTTGAGTACATTATTATATAGTCTCATTATTAAATTTTAACAATATGAAAGTTTTGCAATCAGAAGTAAATAGGGTATTGAGTACTACCGAGTATGGTCTTTTTAGATATGAAGAACGCCCGAAGTTTTATGAAAAGAAACTAATGATATTGATAGGCGAAATGGCAATAAAAAATCTTAGCAAAGACCTGCCGATTATAGTCGATAAAGAATATAATATTCTTGACGGAGTGTATAGGTTTGAGGCAAACAAGTCTTTGAAGGAGTCGATTTATTACAAAATTTCTGAAGTTTCCTCCGCATTAGACTTGATGAAGGCCGGAGCTCTGGTTCATAAACCAACAGATTTCGAGTTTCTATATTTTCATAGAGATAAGTTGGCATATCGTAAGGTTTTAGAGTGGAGCAAGATTCTTCCTTATTCTTTCGGAGAAATAATAGGCATCTTTCAAACGCCATATTTGGAAAAAAGAAGTCGGGAAAATTACAATCTATTTAAGAATGGGTTGATGGAATATAAGAAAGAGGATGATTTTAGACTTAAGAAAGTACAAGAATTTATAGCGGCGTGTACTCAGAAATTTGATTATCTGCCAATGGAAATACAAACCATTTTAGATATTCTGAGCGGGGATTCTTATAATGTTTCAAAAGCTGTGGATTACATAGCGAACCTGCCTTTTTTTAATGAGTTTCTAAAGCTATATACTGATGGTCATCCTGATATTCAAAATTTCGATGAGTATCTCCATGAATTGAATAAGTTAAAAAATCCATATTCGAGCCATAAAGATATTTATGCCACTGAAACGAAATATTTTGGTAGGCAAATGGAACACAAATTTGAATCACCGCTTTTCCCGACACTCATAATAATTCATGAGTATTTCAATTTGCCACATTCGACCGTCTATAACACACCGGCCCCACGGCCATAAACCGCCCCGTTCGGTATAACGGGTACACTTTTATGACACAGACAGCAGAGAAGAAACGCAAATCACCCACTTACAAGATCACTCCATCGCAGTTCGAACAGCAGCTTTCAGACATTGATCACAAAGACTTAATCGCCATCCGTGAATTAATAACTAAAGAATTGGAATCCAGGAGAGAGCGGGCTGAAAAACTGGTCGAAGAACTCAAAGGAGGGAAGGGATGAGCAGGCCAAAACCTGTTTATCTCGGTAGCCTTGGGCTTATGGAGCAGTTCAGGTTACCGGGATCCCGCATCCGGTACGAGACAGTGGGCTATCCACCTATGAACACCGTTCCTTACTTCGGTTGCCGGGAAATCATTAACCTGAGAACATTTAAAGCTCAATCCTGGCCTTGTAATAAGAGGGTGGTGAGGGCACATTAAGAGTTATGAAGTTCAAGATGGCATTTACGGCACAACCATATTACTTCTAATGGCTTAGAATAATCTTCGTGGTGCTTTTCTGCTTTTGGATCACCGCATTTAGCGCAAAGCTGTGGCAATAATTTACCCCTCTTTTGGTATACTCTTGAATAGGATCGCGTATTAGCTTTGAACTTTTGTCCTGATGAAAGATCAATATATTTTGGCCTATTCGCCCTCATGTATGCCGCATGACAAGCTTTGCAATATCGTTGTTTGCCAGCTCTACTATCTTCCAAGGGATTGCCGCAATTACAACAGTTCAAACTCATCTTGCTGGGTTTCTTAAAGGCCGGAGTCAATAATTGTTCCACATGACACATTTTATCGTAAGTACCGAATATATTGAATTTTCAGGAAATAATGAAATTATAGTAACTTCGGGTTATGGCGGCTCCAATCGGAAATAGGTTCTGGGAATTGCGCTCAAAACATGGACGGGATAAGCTTTTCGAATCCCCAAAAATGTTATGGGAAGCCTGCTGCGAGTACTTCAAATGGTGCGCAGAAAATCCGTTATATGAGTCCAAAGCCTTTGCTTATCAGGGAGAAATAACCACAGCAGAAATTCCGAAAATGCGGGCTATGACACTTTCCGGGTTGTGTTTCTATTTGAATTGTAATGAAGCATATTTCAGAACGTTTAAGTCGCAATTGCCTGTCGACGAGCAAGATTTTAACACGGTCATAAGTGAAATCGAATCAGTTATTTATAATCAGAAGTTCCAGGGTGCCGCTGCTGACCTGTTAAATGCCAATATTATAGCCCGTGATCTTGGCCTTTCCGAAAAAACAGACTTTACTTCAAAAGGAGAACAAATTAAAGCTCCGGTATTAAAACTTCCAGATGGTACAATGCTGGAATTATGATATCAACCCCCACTATTGATCTTTCAGTTAATCCAAAACAGTATCAATATTTTGTAGAGATAATGAAAGCCTGTGCCGGGCTTAATCAATACCGGAAATTCGGTTATGGGGGTGCAATTCGCGGGGGCAAAACATTTATAAATCTTGGTGCGCTAATTAGGTTAGCCAATAAATACGAGAATTCCAAGTGGCACATTATGAGGCAGGATTTCCCTGCACTTCAAGGAACCGCAATCCCCTCGTTTGAGAAAATTATAGCCGGCTCTCCTAATTGGAGATGGAATCGGGACAGGGCTAATTATTTTGCATATAACCGAAAAGATTCGAAGATTTTCTTTAAGGGCGAAAATTTGAAGCAGGACCCTGAATTAAATGATTTCCTCGGGCTGGAAACGAATGGTGTTTTCATGGAGCAATTGGAGGAACTAAGCAAAAAGCTCTGGGATATATCTCTTTCAAGGACAGGCTCCTGGTATATTGACCCCATGCCTCCGGCGTTAATGCTTACTACGCTGAATCCTACGCAAAAGTGGCCTAAGGAATTTATCCACGAAGCGTTTCTTAAGGGGGAGTTGCCGGATGATTTCTTATACATGACCGCTACTCCAAAGGATAATCCTTATGTTACGCAGGATCAATGGAATGCCTGGGCTACGATGGATGAACGATATCAGAAGCAATTCATTGAAGGAGATTGGACTAATTTCGATGAGACAGACAATAGATTTGCTTACTGTTATGATAGAAAGAAGCATGTAGGCAAAACGGAATTGAATAAGGCTTTCGAGGTGTATTTGTCATTTGATTTTAATCGGGATCCGATCACCTGTGCAGTATTTCAGCACTACAATAACTGGATATATGGAATTGAGCAGATAAAGCTATCTAACTCAAACATATATGACCTATGCGATAATATAATTGCCAAATATGGGGGATGCCTGTTCATAGTAACCGGCGATGCAACAGGACAGGCTTCTAGTGCATTGGTAAAGGATAATATCAATTACTATACGATAATTAAAAACAAACTCGGTCTTGGGAGCGGTCAGCTAAAGGTAGATACAGTTAACCCAGTAATCGAGGAGAATCGCGTACTCATCAATTACGTACTTCACAATTACCAAACCGTTTTTGATAAAGATAACTGCAAGGGCCTGATTTATGACCTGGAACATGCCCGTGTGCTTCCTGATGGTTCATTAGACAAGAGCAACCGCAATGATCCCACCAAACAATTAGATGCCTTGGACTGCTTCAGGTACTACCTGAATACCTTCTTCAAATGGGTACTTAAGCAGTAGAGTTATTTATTTTCCAATAATTTCTGAAAGTTCTATAACTTTATGAAATGACAAGTTGTGCATGCTGTTTTACCGACTTTATTGCCAAGTGCAATTTAGAGCTACAGGTTTATGCTCAATTAGCCCCACTTTCTGATTACCGATGGATAATTACGGACAAATTCGGAAAAAAATATCAAGGGGATTTTACAACTGATGCAAATGGATTCTGGACTATCCCGGTAGATGAGTTACCTCCCGGACTTCTTACTGAGTTTTCAGGTCAATTCTCTTTACAGGTTCAGGATACAGGATGTAAACCAGTGAAATTCAAGGTGGCTGGTGAATTCGACTGTATTGATTTCACTGTCAAAGGCGGGACGTACGAAAAGAATACGCTCGGTTGTGATTTTACCTGTAGTCCCCCGGTTGGAAGTCAGACGGGAATATTCCCCTTTACGAGCGCAGCCACTTTTTCAATCACATGGACGCCCGCTTTACTGGCTGCTTTTGGGAATAACCCCACTGTACAAATTTACCATTTAACTGCTCCTGATACTTACCAGTTGGTTGACGTTACAATCGAGCAAGTGTTTAATAGTGGAGTATTGCAGAGCATCGAGATAGATAATGGTGGACCCGCTACAGGATATGCACTAATAAGTTAGCTATGGTTGATCTTGAAAAAATATGGGACTTATTAAAGCAGTCTGACAGCGAGGTTGCTGCCGAACAGAAGAAAATAAAAGCTGCTCAATCAATTATCTCATCATTAAGTCAATTAAAAAGAGAAGCTGATATAGTATGTGCAAATATGCAATGTGAATTAGCGGTAATTAAGGCCCGACAAATAATTGATGGCGAATGAGCTGCTGCAACCCGTCCATAACAACTTTTTTCAACACTCCCTCAACCACAATAGGATATGGACCTTCCATGCAGGCGGCTTATGGCCCGGCTCCAAAGATTACGGTTCTTTATTGGGATGGGGTTCAATATGTAGCAGCGGGCATAAGTACGAGTATAGCATTTGATACCTACCCTGTGAATAGTATAACGGTGGATCATGGAGGGCCGGCAACGGGGCTGATAAAAATTGGATGATATGCACGATAATAAAGAGATTCTTAACCACGCCATCATAATCGCCCTCGCCATTTACGGTTACTATGCCTGTTTCTGGGAGAAAGCAATATTCGGGGGAGTTGCAGCCTGGTTAAAAGAGAGACTTCCGGAATACCTGTGTAAACCATTATTTGAATGCCCTATTTGTATGGTTCCATGGTACGGTGTTCCTCTTTACGTGTTCCTTTGGGGATGGCAAATAGAAATGATACCGGTGATTTTCGCAGCCATGGGATTCAATGCAATAATTGTCACGATTGAAAATAAGCTACAGGATATAGCAGATGCATTATGAACAACCTCACGATCAATTACTTAAACAGTACGGTTTCATCCGGGCCGGGAATTGTAATTGCGGGGGAACGAGGAACGAGATTTATAAACTGGATGCTTATTACCTATACTATCGAAAAAGACAATATGTATTCAGGATCAAAAAAAAGAATGAGATAGTGGCGCCTGTTCAGAAGCTGACCAATTTAAAAACCGTTTTAAAACAATTATTCCCCGATGTGGTTCTGGAAGAAAAAATTTAAGCCCTACTTACTGGATGAGAAATATCGGATTATAGAAGCATTCGACCACGGCGGGAAGAAATATTTAATGTTCGATAATGCTTTCGAGGTTCCAACGGGGAGGGCTTTTGCGGCTATGGCTGTCTATGCAGAGATGGAAATGAGGTGCGATAAAGAGTACCTGGAAGCTCACACAAAGGCCATGGAGAAGCTTTTGAACCCTGCAGACCGGAAGATCAATTTAAGTTACATAGCTCAGCTAAACCTGAATCTTAAGGAAAGACTGGAACTAATGGTGATGCCAGACTTTGTTTATAAACTCGCTTCGGTTATTTTCTTTGATGAATCGGAGAGTAAGTATTCTTATGATTTTGATTACAATAAGAAGAAAATAGAGAAGTGGAAGAAAGATCCGGAGATGTTGGATTTTTTTTTGAGCAGGCTTGTCACCGACTTAATTCCATCTTTGAAGTCTGCCGGAAGCGGTACCCAAATATATATGGGGATAGCCGAAAAAGTAGACAGAATTCACCGCGACAATCTTACAAAAGTGTTGTCGGGAAATCCATAACGGCCAGGGAGGAAGAACTTCGATGGCTGGCAAATTACGATCCTACCACAATTGATGCGTACACACGCATGCCACTGATTGAGTACTTAGCGGTACTCGATGTCAAACTCTCTCAAATTAAACCAAAAGTCAGTGGCAGACAATCAAATAGTAATAGAGCTCGTTCTGGACGATAGTCAGCTAGAACCGGCTTTAGATAAGCTTGAAAAATCTGGTCAGATCGATGCGAAGATGGCCAGCAGCTTCAAACAAACCAATGCCGAACTGGCTAAGAGAAACCAGCTAACGAACCAGGTTGCAGCTTCAGCAACGCGCGAACAACAGATATACAACAAACTGGTTGCTTCACTAAAAACATTGTCCGGAGAAAGCAAGAAAGCTGTTGAGAACCTCCTTAAAATGTCAACGGGGGAGGTCGCGGCAGGGTTCGACAAGGCGGCAGTAAGCGTTGACGATTATATCGCGGCACTTCAGGCCGCAGGCAACCAGGCCGGGAAAACTGAACAGACGACAGAATCTTTCCGACAGCGATTAAAAAATCTTACCCAGCAGATAGTACAAGTGAAGCTTACCGGTGAGCAGTGGGCGGGACAGCTTGACTCACTTGTAAGTGAAGCCGGTAGGATAAAAGACGCCATGGCCGATGCCGGGCAGGAAATTAAAAACGTTGCTTCAGATACTTCAACATTCGACGGACTCTTTTCGGCAGCACAAGGAGTTGCAGGCGCCTTCGCCGTGGCTCAGGGAGCTACCGCATTGTTCGGGGATGAATCGGAAGAACTGCAAAAAACATTACTCAAAGTCAATGCAGTCATGGCTATCCTTCAGGGATTGCAACAGGTGGGGAATGTATTGCAAAAAGAAAGTGCGGCCGTAAAGCTAATAGACACTATCCAGACAAAGGGACAGATAGCCGCTCAGTTGGCTTATAACCTGGTTGTGGGGCAAAGCACAGGCTTACTTAAGGCGCTCAGGATTGCCTTTGCTGCTACCGGTATAGGGTTATTTATTCTGGGGGTGATAGCTGCCGTTAATGCCCTCAAAGATTTCGCCTCATCCGCTGAAGATGCCCGAGAAGAACAATTGAGGTTAAACAATGCTTTGAAAGAAAGTAATGAAGCCCTTGCGCAAAGCAATGAAGCCTATATTAAAGCACTCAGCAGCGTAAAAGAAGGGTTAGAAGATGATCTCCGGTTAGCTGAGGCGAGAGGGGATAGTGAACTGAAGTTATTGGCGCTAAAAGATCGCATTGCAAAAGAGGACAGTAAAATAGGGAAAGCCTCACTCGAAAATTTGGGTTTAACCCGGATTGGAGTAGAGCGGTTACAAAACCAATATGATGCTCTTATAGGTAAACTGGCAACGCTGAATGAAGCCGCCAAAGATGAGCAGCTTAAAGACAATAACGAACGAACTGCAAAGGCCGCTGAGAAATTAAGACAACAATTGCAGGCACAGGCAGACGCTTTAAAGCCTTTACTGAGCGCCGGGGTTGCCGCCGTTCAGCAAATAGATGAGGCCGGTAAGCAAATCCAATTGAATGCCGTAGACAGGGTAAAAGAGTTAAAACGTCTTCGTTTGGTTGATTTACAGGATCAGCTTGCAGCACTAGAAAGACAGTTATTGAATGCGGAAGTGGGAAGCGAACAGGAACTGCGATTAAAGCAGCGCATAGTCACACAGAAAGTAAAAATAGACCTGGAGGCTGAAGAATTAACATCTAACCAGCGGAAATTAATTCAGGAAAAAGGTTTTAAAGAGAATATAGGTTTAGAGAGAGAAAGAAACCAAAGACTTAGCAGGGAAGCGATTGAAAATCAAATTTCTATTAATAAAGCACTTCTGTCCTCCATTCAAACGAGCGCGGATGACAGATTATTAGTTGAAATAAGCAATATAGAACTAGGGGCAGATTTAGAAGTCCGGGCCGCAGAAGGTAACGCGGCCAAAATTAAAGAGATCAACGCCAAGAGGGACGCGGATATATTGGCAGCAAGAAGGGCATCGCTTGAACAGCAGGCACAGCAGGAACTTGACTTGCAAAATGCCGAACAGGGCAGACATGTGCGATCGCTCCAACGCCTTGCCGCCGATGAAAAAAAATCCCTCCAGGTTCGTATTGCTGCCATCCGGGAAGGAGCGGATATAGAGTTAGATACCCTGCAAAAAAGGGAAGATACTTTAAAGGATGAACTGGCCCAACGGTTAATAAGTGAGGATGAATTTAATGTAAAGTATGCCCAGATACAGGATGAGAAAGCAAAAATTTCTGAAGAGACGGAGCTTAGAATTTCCGAATTGCAAAAAAGGGAAAATGAAAAGCGTATCCAGGTAATACAGGAAACCCTTAGCATCATTTCCCAGGCTCTTCAGGGGATTAACGACGAACAGGCAGCCAGCGAGAACCAGCATATTCAGGATGAAAAGAACCGTGTTCAGGAACTTCTGGATGCCGGTGCTATAACTGAGAAGGAAGCGAAAGCCCGAAATAAAAGGATTGAAGGCGATGAGAAACGATTGAGACGGGAACAGGCACAAAGGGACAAGGCACTTGCAATATTCAACGCCGTGATCAATACGGCAAACGCAGTTACCCGGGCTCTTGCTACCGGGGGGCCTATACTGGCTGCAATAGTCGGGGCACTGGGTGCCATCCAGATAGGATTGATCGCAAACAGGCCCATACCAAAATTTCGGACCGGCAAAAAGAACAAGTACCAGGGCCCCGGTGAGATCGGCGAGGATGGTGCGGAACTTTTACAGAAAGACGGCCAAATGTATCTGGCAAAAAGTAAATCCATTGTTTGGTTGGGTAAGGATGACAAGGTATTCACTCCTACCGAAACAAAACAGATGCTTCCAGAAGTTGATCGGAAAATTTTGAATTACCAGCCTGAGAAAGAAACCATAGACTCCAAAGAATTTGCTGCAACAGTGGCGGCAGCCGTAGCTAATGAAATTAAAAAATTACCAAACCCACATGTGAATGTGAATGAGGATGGTATAAAGGTCTGGGTTCAGGAAGGGATATCAAGGACAAACTATATGGATAGGGTATACAGCAGTAAATGACAATTAAATATATGATTATCCGTTATTTGTGTAAAATTATCAATTATGAAAAATTTAATCACAATTACGGTGATCACTATGCTCTTTGCTTGTTTTGGAAAACATAGGTTGACTGAGCGTATTTTATTACTAAAAGATAGTTGCTCGTCTTTAGACAATCAATTATCTGCTATCGAAAAGGATAGCAAAAGAAAGTTCGTAGAAATATTTCATTCTACAGACACTTCAGGTCAAGAACAAATTATTAGAGACCTGGAGCTGATGAATGATACCGCGAATTACAATAAGTATATAAAATATGAAGCTCAAAATATTGCCAAGACTGATAGTATTAAAATTATTAAAAAACAATTACTAAGGCAGATCGATTCCCTGCAATTGGAGTTACGAGAATAAATGTATTTCGAATTCTACTTAGACGATCTTTTAATTGACGAACCGCAGGGTTTTTCTGATATCGTTCTTAATATGAAACGGGATGATAACTGGCATGGTATATTTTTCGAGGCCAGTACATCAGACCTTCAATTTTTTGGTGAGGCTGCGGATTATCTTAAGGACAAAAAAAAGACCTATGGCCTTAAGGCCGATGTAACTTTTAAAGCACTTCAATCCTGTGGCATTTATGAGGAATTGGAAACTATTTTAGAAGGTAAATTAGACTTCAGGAAGTACTCGGATACCTGTGGAACAACTTGCTCTGTCACCCTCCCGGTTGAGCAAACAGGGTGTTTAATGACCATGAGGAACCGATATGATCAGAAAGTGGATATGGATGCTGAGGTTACTTTTAGTAAAATGTCAGCACTTGCACAGTATGATAACCTTGGATTTGTAATGAGCCTGGCTGCGCAGGAATTAAAAATAGCATTGGATTGCCAGGTAGATGAGTCAGGGGATACAGTTGAACTCAACAATTGTAATACCTCCGGGAACTCTACTACTATCATGAGGCCCACTTATAATGTTATCAGGTTCAATAGTATCGCTACTGGGGAGCCTCAACCTGAAAATAATATAAGGAATACGGACTGTTTTGATACTCCAATGTCTCCGCAGATTCTTTTTGAGGAGAATACTAAATGTATAACTTCTGATTTTGATTACAATGTAAGGTTAAAAGGATCTTACGAAATGCACAGCGTCGGTGCGGTGGATTTAGAGTTAGGAAAGGCAAGATTGGTTACATGGGATGGGAACGGCGATATTAACAATGACTCCATATTAATTCAGGAAACTGAATTCTTTTCCGGTAGTGATGGGTTTCCTGTTACGGGAGCTTTCGACATTACTTTCACTGGTAGTACCGCTCTTATTGAAGGAGTGGGACTCTATGCCTACATAGAGTACAAAACCAATGAACACGATATCATCCTACCTGAGGCCATAATGTCTATCCATACCACTTTCGATAAGGAAACTCTTTTCTTTATAGTTGGTAAGAAAACCTGTGCGGATACAGATTGTACTGTTTATGCCATTAATGAAAGTCTCTCGCGTGTCACTGAGGCTATTACGGATAATTGTTTGAAAGTAAAAAGCGATTACTTCGGGAGAACAGACAGCCAGCCTTACACCAGTTCTGAAGATGGTTGTGGCTCACTTCGTATTATTACCAGCGGTTTATATATCCGCCAGGCCGAGAATCCTAAACTTTTCGCCAGCCTTAAAGATTTATTCGATGGACTTAGAGGAATAGATAACATAGGAATGGGGATTGAAGACAATCCTTTTCTACCCAATGCTCAGTGGTTAAGAATTGAACCGGTTGAATACTTTTACCAGGATACCGAGATTTTATCATTCCCATTTGTACCGACCGCTAAAACTAACATCCAGGAACAACTTCACTACTCCCTTATAAAAGTTGGTTACGAGAAATGGGAGGTTGAGGATATTAACGGGCTTGATGAGTTCAATAGTAATAAAGAATTCAGAACAGGACTATCGACCGTAAGTAATACGCTTGACATTACCTCAAAATTTGTAGCAGGGGGTTACCCATGGGAAATAACAAGGGGTCAATCCTTTGCTGATACAGGGGCAGCAGATACCACTTACGACAACGAGATTTTTATTGCCTGCGTTGAAAGGGATGCTTATGGTTTCCATATAGAGCAAGGGAACATAGAAGATGCGGCCAATATTTTCAGCCCTGCAACGGCTTATAATTGGCGCATACGTCCTTTTTACAACCTCATGAGGTGGTTTAAGAGTATCGCTAATTCCTATGCGAATATTGTTGATACGGCTAGCAAGCTTTTCTTTTCCTCAGGAGAGGGGAACCTACAAGCTACAGGTGAAATTGCCGGAGCTTACCCAACCTGTAAACTTGAGAACGGGGAGAAATCTGAGAACCAGGATTTACACAGGACGGACTTTGCCGATCAATCAGAGGCTACTCCTTTATGGAAACCGGAATATATGACACTGAAGTATTCATTGAGTGTGAGGGATTACAAGATTATCAAGGCCAACCCCTATGGATACATTTCTGTTCAGTGTGGTTCAGGGGATTACGTAAAAGCATATATCCAAAGTGCAAATTATAGGCTAATGAAAGGTGAATGTGATTTTGTATTAAAAATTAAATATGGCTCTTAGTATACAAAGCCCAAGAAATAGTTTTATCCAGTTCAATGAAACAGGGGTAATCGATCATTGCATATTCAATTTTCTTCAGTTCTGTTTACCTGTTTACGATGACAGAGACATTGCTTTCCAGTTTTTCGTAAACGGAACAGAAACTGAAATAGATGCTTTATGCGGGGTTTACGGAACACAGGTACAGGTCGGGATTGTGGCAGAATGTGATGATGAGAACTTTCTACTTGACTTCACTGGTTCTCCGTATAATGATGAAGCCGAGTTGTTCAGACTGAGCCCAACCCAAATACTTGTCAACTGGTCACATGGAGTACCGGGGTTTACAGCTGTAAGAAATGTACAGGATTGTTTCCGGATCAGGGTTCAGATAGGAGATGAGAAGTTTTGCAGCAATTGTTTACAACGAACGGCTGACAATTGTTTTACATCGGTAATTGAGTATGGGAATGATGAAAATGCTTTCGGATTCAACTATTGTAACTCCGGGGCGGTGAGTGAAGAATCAATAAGCTGTGCGCCTACAATAGTACAATTTACAAATGTATCAACGCTGACCATTCCTTATACGCAGTCACTGAAGGACGCCTATGGTTTGGCCCCCTCGGTACAAATTTGGGTAAGCGATGGAACAAACCTTGTGAATATGGGCATAACAGCAACATTTGACACCTATCCTGTGAATATTATAAACGTGGATCTGGGTGGCCCTGCCAGTGGGATCGTGGTTATCAGATGATAAAATGAAAACATGTACAACGATATTCTGTATAATTATTTACCCAGTGTATTTTATAATTATGCTGCCAATTGAATTTCCATTATGGGGAACATACAAAGATGCACAATATAATGTGCCCAATTACTTTTCATTCTTTTGGAGAAGATGTGTGATCATGAAAGAACAAAATTATAAAAAACATGCCATTTCTTAACCGCGTCCGACTTCCTTTCTACATAACTCGTCCTCAGTTTCCGGACGAGAAGAATGTATTTCGTCTGGCCAATGGGCAAACAAAAGTACAGTCTGTTATTGTAAGGAAATTATTTGAAGGAGAAACAGACTGGCTTCCGTCTGATATTCATGAACGCCTGGTTATCGCCCTCAGCCATGATAATATAACTATTGAGGGGTTCAGGTATTTGTCAGGAATAGGAGTGGTTAAGGATGGTGATTACAATATCCAGTGGTTGACGTCCATGCTTGACTGGCCCCTTGCCAAAGCAGAGTTCAAAGTTGAGGTTACCCCTTACGATAATACTAATGATAATTGTCAAACATGTGAGGAAGCTACTCAACTTGCCTTAGTGGACGACACGATTACAGGGACCTATGAATCACTGACAGAGGGAAGTACAACCGAATACAATGTATTTGCTAACGACTCTATTTGTTGCAAACCAATCACAGCCGAAACCGTAACGATCAATAGTACTTATGTTGAGTCTGCTGAAATCGATGCAACATCAGGTATTGTAACGATCACTCTTTTACCAACCACGCCTTCGGGAACGAATGTTAACCTTCTTACCTATCGTGTGACCTGTCCTAATGGTTCTTATGATGATGCGGATGTATTTGCTAATATCTCCGGAAGTGAAGAGGCTTGTCTTGCTCCCGGATCGGTGGACCCTGGAACCGTAACCGAGACCGAAGCAACACCAAACTGGTTTGATCTTCCGACCCCATTACCGGAAAGCTATAATTATACTTTATATGAAAGTGATGATCTTTTTACGCCTGTTCATAGCGGGAACACTTCAGACACCTCAGTAAATTTCAATGACCTGAATCCGGGGACTTGTTATACTTTCTTTGTCCAGTCAGTTTGCGAAGGCGGAGGAACCAGTGAATTTATCAGTATTGAATTTTGTACGCCGGTCAGTGAAAGCAGTTGTGGAAGATATATGGTTACTTATAATGACGGATCAGGAATACCAGGCGGAGATCCACACATTTTCTCATACATAAATTGTTCCGGGAACCTTCAGAATGACTTCATAGTCAATCTGCAGTCAAAAATAATCTGTACACTGGAAGAATCACCCGGAGTACCTATAGAAATTAATGGAGTAACATCTTATGAGTATGTTGAACCTTGCACATAAAGGAATTGTACTAGTCGCTTGTGGTCATAACTACTATGGCAGGCTTGCGTATAATCTTGCGTTATCTATCAAGGCGGTTGATCCGTCCTTCCCTGTAGCCGTTATTCATAGTGAGGGGTCTCTTTCTCACTTATCAGATGAAAGAAAGAAAATTTTCGATCAATTGATTTTGTTGCCGGGAGGAACGGGATTCGGTTGTAAGCTTTATCTCGACACTCTTTCCCCATTCGAAGAAACCTTATACTTAGATGCCGATATGGCATGGATGCCCAAAAGAGGCCCTTCTGACTTATTCGAAGAGTTAAAAGATGTTGAATTTACTAGTATCACAGAAGGTCACACTGAGGACAAGAGCCCAAAATATTACTTCTGGGCTGACCCGGAGGAGATCAGGAAGAAATATGAGATCACGGGACGAATCTATCAATGGCGGAGCGAGGTTATTTACTTCAAAAAGAATAATAAGGTAAAACAAATGTTTGCTATGGCAAGAAGGGTTTACGCAAACCCAGACCTCAAGACTCTTATCAAATTTGGCAACCAGGTACCCGACGAGCTGGCTTTTAATATCGCGTGTGCTTATTATGACATTCATCCTCATTCTTATAAATGGTGCCCTGCTCTATGGCCAAGATTACATGGAAACAACGCGACCAAACCGGCTGATGTGTATAACAAATATTATCTCTTAAGCTGCGGTAGTAATTACGCGACCGGTGATCTGAAGATGTTATACAACAACATTATGAAAGCCGCCGCTTATAAGATGAGAACACAACATATTTTCCCTTTAATGGATAAAAAGAGTTTCATTCCGGACAGACAAAAAATGTAATATGGCAGACTTAACTTACGATTACCTGAGGCCCTATTTTGCAGGAGAACGGTTTCACTTCTTTTATGATAGGGCTTTAAAAAAATGCAAAGCTTTTGAACCGCACTCAGAAGGATGTTTTCCTACCGAGCTTATAGAGTGCAGGAGACCCAACGAACCACTTGAGGTAAAAGACTATAGAAAAACAATTTGGGTTCCAAAAACCAAGCCCACGTTTTCGAGGATAGTTTCTTCTTTAAGTAAGATCAGGAGGAGCCCGGATTGGTCCATTAAATACACGGGTCTTGAGAACTTCCCCAAGATCAGAGAGGGAGAAACTTTAGAGGAATACTGCGAAAAGAACTTCCCTTATTTTCAGTCTGTCACCAACTGGATGTTTGCTGTCTGTCTTAAAAATTACCTGACTGATCCGAACGGTGTTATTTTAGTGATGCCTCTTGAAACAGAGGTCGAACCAACTGAGTATTTAAGACCTTTCCCGACTATTTTTGATTGTTGTGATGTAGTGGAGTTCGTTGCGGAAGATCACGCTATTTTAAACGACCAGGCTGGATGTTATTACCAGGTTAGAGCCGGGAACAAAACAAAAATGGAAAAAGGAAAGTCTTATTATGTTGTTGATACAATTTCAATAATCAAATACGATCAGACGGATGCAAAAGGAAATATGACCTTGGTTGCTGAATATAAACATGGGCTTGGCAGGCTTCCGGTGTTCAAGCTTGGTGGGGCAATCTGTGAAGCGCAGGGAAGTAATTATATGTACGAAAGCCGTATTTGCGGGATACTCCCGGAACTTGATGAAGCAGTGAGAGAGTACAGTGATCTACAAGCCGCTAAAGTTCTTCATGTATACCCAGAACCATGGCAATACACGAATAACGAGTGCACAAAATGTAAGGGAACCGGCAGGCGCCAGAACCCCGCTTGGTTTACCGGTTGTGACGCAACAATACAATCCCAAATCGACTGCGAAACCTGTAAAGGTGTTGGGTACATTTCAGCCGGACCTTATTCTGGGTTGTTGGTCAAGCCCGCCGAAATGGGGAAACAACAGCTACCAACACCCCCGAAAGGTTATGTTCAGAAGGATATAGAGATTGTTAGACTAATGGACGAAAGCGTCCGACAACATATTTATGATGCCCTAGCTGCCATTAACTTTCAAGAGTTGGCCTCGGTCCCCATGCAGGAAAGCGGAATAGCTAAAGCTGTAGACCGTGACGAACAGAATAACACGGTGCATGCAATTGCCGAGGATATTGTCAAGATTATGGATCAGCTTTATTCATTAAACGCTGATTATCGATATAAAGACCAATATTCTTTCGAGGAAATTGAGGCTATGTTACCGGCGATAGCGGTCCCTGAGAAATATGATCTTTTCTCTATTAATAATCTCCAGGAAGATCTCAAAAAAGCGAAGGATAGTAAAATGAACCCGGTTACCCTGAATGCGATGGAGATAGACTATGCGGGGAAACTCTTTAATACCGATCATTCTATAAGGGACTTGGTGGCTCTGACCATTAAGTTAGACCCGTTACCGAATATATCAGAGGACGAAAAAATGAGCCGGTTAAGTAATAAAGGAATTCTTCCTGAATCCTATATTATAAGTTCAAACATTAATGAGTTCGTTCAACGGGCTATAGAGCAAGATCCAGAATTTGCGAGCAAGACTTTACAGGAACAAAAGGGGGTTATGCTTAAATACGCAACCGAGGTTCTCGAAAAATTGGATAATTCAAAAAAGATAATCAATGATGTTCAAGCTGATGGTCAAGCAGCCTAAACCCAAAAAACCACGCTGGGGTTATTAATGGCTGATTTCAATGACATATTAAAAGATATTGACCGGTCGATTAACCGGTTCAATAAGAACATTCCGGCTTCCCAGAAGGCTATGTACCAGGAATTGGTCAGCGAACTCCGGCGCCTTGACCTTAATGGGGATACTATAAAAACTACGGTAGCCAATCTTAAAATAATCCAGTCTATAAAAAATAAGCTGACAAGGTTAATACTGACGGACGATTACCTTTCCGATGTAAAAGAGTTTGTCAAGTCGTTTAATACCGTGGCTTCCTTACAAAACGAATACTGGAAAGGAGTGGAAGATAAATTCAAGCCAACTCCATTATTAAAACAGATCAGGTTACAGGCGATAGGAGATACCGTCCAATCGCTTACAGAGGCCGGGATAGGGGCAAATATCGGTGATAAAATTGCTGGCATCCTGCGAACCAACATAACCAGTGGGGGCAGTTATAAGGCTTTAAATGCACAACTGTTGGAAAGTCTGACCGATACCGACAAGTCGGACGGGTTGCTGACGAGATATAGTAAACAAATCACGACTGACGCGATTCAACAATACAACCGACAGTATTCCCACCAAGCTGCGGCCGGCCTGGGCTTCGAATGGTATGCCTACCAAGGGAGTGATATTAAAACTACCCGCCCTTTTTGCGATGCTATGACTGATTTGCGTTACTTTCACGTTTCCGAAGTACCAAGACTATTAAGAGCGGAAGACTTGTACTACATTAAAGATGGCGAGAAAACCAAGGTTCCTATTTATCCAAAGACCGGACTTCCGGCAGGAATGATTGAAGGAACTAACCCTGAGAACTTTTTTATTCGTGCCGGGGGATACAACTGCGGCCATGCAATAAGGGCGGTACCCGAGAGAAATGTACCTTTAGATTACCGGGATAGAGTATATAATACTTCGGCTTATCAAAAATGGAAGTCTGAAAATTAGGCCCACCACCCCGGAGCCGACTGATTTCAGCGATCAGTTTGACCGGCCCCGGTCCGCCGATAAGGTAGGAACCAAGATCATGATGGCGGTTTACCCTTTATTCTATCCTTGCTGAAGGGAATACTTTAAGAGCAATGCAAAGATAATAAATGGCTGAGAGTTTACTAATAATTAATCTGGAATACCGTGAAGTACAAACGACAGGCGAACCATGCTCTGTTTGCAATGAACCCATCTTTAGTAAACAATATCAACTCTTTTTGGAGCCCGGAGGTGAGACAGATACAAAGCTTTGCCAGGCTTGTTATGAATGCGTGAAAGAATAGCTTACTCTGAAATCAACTTAACGATCTCATTAATCTTATTGGAGTTCTTACCCTTTATATCATGCTCGATGTATCCGTCGGTGGTGTACCACCTGATCTTGGTTATTTTCCCTTGCAGAGATTTGAGATCCTTATCATTTATAAAGTAAGAAACGACCATTCCAAGTGCCTGGCTACCCGATAACCCGGTGGCACCCCCACCGTAGGATGATATTTTGAATTCACTGGACTTCAATTTAACTATTGAGCTATCCTGTAACATAAACATCAATTCATCATCTTTATGAACAGAAAGAAGTTTTCTGCCAGTATACATTACTCGCAAATCAAAATAGGCTGTTGTATCAATCTTGGTTAATTGAGTATAGAAAGTGTATCCACCTAAACTACCGGTAGAACCGATACTTTCCCAAGAGGTTCGCTTGATCTGCTTACCAGTAAACTTGTCCTTTTCATTGGTAATCAACTTTTGACCGCTAACCGAAGAACAAATAAGAAGAAGGGGTAGCAAATATTTCATAACGTAAAAGTATAACCCTTAAACGCTATGTGCAAGATAGATATTGTTAATTACAGAATATATTGAGGATCAGGTATTTCGGCCCATTTTACGACCGTGGCCAGCTTGTTTTCGACTATTAATTGTTCCCATTTACCGCCTTCAAAGTTTGCATAGCCCCAATCGAAGGCTATAAATTGGCCGTTGGATTGGTTCTCAATCCGGAAAAGAACATGCTTCAAACCGTCAGATTTGGGGTCTATAGAGTAATCAAAGAAAGATATGGTGAGGGTTCTGGGTTTCATTTCCCTCTTGCTTTTTTAGCCATACGGGCAACATTGAGGGCGATGGCAACGGCCTGTTTTCGTGGCTTACCTGACTTGATTTCGGTTTTAATATTGCGGGAGATGGTTTTCTTTGAGTATCCTTTTTTGAGTGGCATGGGGTTATTTTTTAATGGTTAGTTCTTCTCCGGTCATAGTATGCCAGTAGTAGAAATTTTGCAACTGATGGACATATTTAATAACAGGGTATAGAGTATCATAATCATAAGGCTCAATTTGATTTTCATTGAATTTGTACAAAGTGAATCCGGGAATTTCATAATATTCGGCATGCCCAAAGTTGGGGTCGTTTTTCTTTTCAAAACCAAGGTTTAACAACCATTCAGGACTTATTTGGATACGCTTCAGCTTATCTGCTAAAGCCCTGTTCCAATTCGACTGCTCATTATTAAATGAACCCAATTTGCAAAAGCCTATTGTGTCGTTATACTCATCGTCAATATCTAATGATAGGCTGGTTACATGGACGATCTGGCCATCGTATTCCAAGTAATTGCCTATACGCAATTCCGATAATTCAATTATTCTTTCAACTGGAACATTCATATCTCAACAGTTATAATTTTCCCATTTTGTATTTCCTTCTCCCCAATAATCTTAAAATCCACATGACTCAAGCCATCATCATCTTTCCGTGGCTGTTCGGCCTGCTTTTGTCTCACTGGATCAAACCCTGTAGGATGGGATTTAGGATGAGGCAAAGATAAGTATCTGTGCGGACGCCTGGTTATTTTAAGACCCACGGATTTCACCCTATAATACATCTCGTTGTCGCCTCCGGCCCATGAAAAAAAGTTATTGCTGAAGCCGTTACACTTCTCGAAATCAGCTTTATTGAATAATGTAACACCTCCAAAGTATTCCGGAAATGGCATTTGCCAGTTAAATTGAGATGCATTTGTGGCGAGGTGGGTAGGATTCTCCGGGTAAGAATAATCAGGCTTTCCTTGAACCAGCATATCCACATCATGGAAGCAAAAGTAGTCAGCGGTATCCCATGAAAGCTTGACGCCAACGTTAAGTAGCTTAAAAGCATTGAATGGTTTATTTATTGATTGCTCGATGACTAAGAATGTAGTGGCCGGTAACAGCTTCCTGTAATGAGGAAGGAATTGTTGGATATGCTTTTGGCGGTTACGGTATGGGATTATGATTGTCGGTTGCATTAAAATTCAACTTTTCATTTTCAGATAAATTATACCATCGTTCATGTTGTTCATCAGACATGGTATCCTTATTCCATTCTCGACTTAGTACCTTATCGGGTATATGGTTCTTTATATGTTCCATAAGCGGGTCTATAAAAGTTTTAACGTCTGAAAAGTTATCGTAATGTAATATATAAGGCCACCAGTTAGGTCTTAAGTGTATTAATTGGTTTGGAATTATCCATCTGTTAAGACTACAATAAATTTCCGGCCATTCCGACTTTGGAATTTTATCCAATTCAGTTATTGTATTCATCTTCCTCTCAATTTTTTTAAAGCCTGCTCCATTAAATGACTATGTAAATAAGCCTCACATTCATACTCTCTATTCCGGTCAAGCATTAATGGCAACATGAACTGGCAAATATGAAGTACTTCATGGGCAAGTTTACACATTGACCAATCAGAAAAGTTAAATGGTTCAATAAAAATTATATAGAAGAAAGTTGACTCACCATTCTTCGGATGGTTTATATTTCGGTGAAGCGCGAAATTTTTCCCACCTCCAATGAACTCCTTATCATCTCTTAATCCTAATGCCCATTGATCGCATTTCTGTTTCTTAAGTTCCTTAATGATTTCATCATACGTGAATCCCGATGATAGCATTACTTTGAAAGGGAATATCCCGGCGTCGAGAGTGTGGAGTTGTTTCCTCATATATTCTCCAGTATCTTTTGTTTGCAGCCTTGGTAAGTGAAAAGTTCTGAAGCTGTTTTTACTTTTTGCTGTGCCAAAGCAATTGTCTCATTGTGATAACGGCTTATTTCGTTGACAGCGTTGGAGATATTGGTTTCGCAGAGCATGTAATAAGCGTATTCATCATAAGGTGTGATAAACTCATCACTCACATAAACCGGTATCGCACCATATTGTATTGCCTCGGATATTCTGAAGCTGGTTTTCCCATACCCCCTTGGGCACAATGCAAATACCGACCTTGCCATTATGCGGCAGTAATCTTGTAATGAATGCTTTTTCATCGTAACATAATACCCATCTTTTCCTTCCAATTGTTTAACCAGTTCCCGCCTTATTGGATGAGTATCGCCTCCTACAAACGAACAAAAAATATCTTTCTCTATTCCTGGGAATTCAAACTTATGAGGCATACAGAGTAGTGGGATAGGGTAGTCAATTCGTCCCCCACTCATTCCGAATATCTTAATGTCCAAATCTTTGAAGTCAACCATACATCCATCATCATATTGGCAGATAGTAAAGTAAGTTTTGTTTCTGGGCAGTGAGTCAATATATCTCTGTAACCGGTTATGTCCTTTTTCTTTTCTTCCATAACCGTTATTGCACCAATAGGCCGTCCAGAAAATGGGAAGGTAGGTTCTTGCCTTTCCAATTAATTCCTCGACTGATGTGTTGTCACTAAACCACCGCTCGAACTCATGGGTATTGTCTTCCGGGTATCGGTGAACTTGTTTTGGTTGGTACTCGGGATGCACTTTTTGAATAGCATTGGCCAGTGCTATGCGTTGGTGATATCTTTCCAGTTGTTGAGCGTTGAGTCTCATATTGACGCCATTAAAAGGGTTTTACGGACATAAAAGGCATCGCTCCACATGCCACCGACCCAGCCCCCGATTTCTACAGGCATGAAATCATCAAGCAATTCATTTAATTCCTCAATTAGGGTACAATCCTTATAAACAGTGTCCCGGTTGATCTCGGTATAGACGTAATTCATCTGCTTCAGCGTTTCCATTCCACCTTTTAAGACTCGGCCCTCATATCCCTGGCAATCCATGACCAGTAATTGATATCCCTTGTGAGCGAGTCCCAGACTATCCAATCTCTTAACGCTAACCAGTTCGGTATTGGGTAAGGTTATTCCCGGGTGGATCTGAAGATGTTTATCCATCTTTAGAAGGCTATTACTCTGGCCTTCGTTCTGGCTACCGGTATACATGACCTGTTGACCTTCCGTATCACCACAGGCGTAGTTGAAAAGCTGAATGTGATGATGGGCGCCGAACTTGTTTTTAAGAACATTGAAGGCATCGGCACATGGTTCAATGTATACGAAGCGTTTTATTCCAGCAGCGGCATATTGGGGGTGTTCCTGGGCGTAGTGGGCGCCTACATGGATACATCCATCGGCTTTGACTTTGTATTTTGAAACCAGTTGGGGGAAATTAAGGAGCATCGATTAATTTTTTATAATTATAAACCGGTTATATGGGGCATATTCGGTATTCTGCTCATTATAGAAAATGTTCCAGTCTGAAATGTTAGCAGATGGGAAGGCATCCATTAACAGTTGATAACAACTATCCATATCATAGTTCAACATGATGTAGCAGTTTTTTGCCTTCTTAATAACCTTGTTTAGATATTCCACCTGTAGTTCTTCTGACAATTCCGACCAGGAATACATTGCTATAAGAAGATCAATCTCATCGGGATATTCATCTGTTATGGGATTTATGCCGAACGATGAAAGAAACTTTTTTTGTAGTGCAATAGGTTCAGGGAGATCAAAAATGTGATAGTCTGCGGGCGTGTAAACATCGTGAATTATTTTGCACAAACCCCCGTAACCGGCTCCGATCTCAGCTATTGTCATACCACTTAATGAACCAAAGAAATTATCAAGGTCGCCAAGTGTTTTAATATATCTTAGTGTAGAGGGAGATAATACATAATCACCTACGAACATTTTAGCGGGGTTCCCAATATCATCCGAGGTTTGGAATTTGTCAAAGTGGGGTAGCAGTCGCGGGTGTCGGTCATTTATACAATTCCAATATTCGCGGCCACTCTTTTCAGGGCTATTCTCGATGATCATGTTGATCGGGTCCATTTGCCTGAAATTGGCAAATGTTTCCTCATCATCTACCGCCCGTTGGCAAATCTCAAGATAGGAGGTTGTGTTTTTTTTGTCAAGCTTCCAACTCATATTGATTGTATTAGAACTATGGGTGATTGACAGTCATAAAATACAGATGTATTGTTATTATCAGAAAACAACCTTTTGGCAGTTTGAGAAAAAGGCAGCCCGTTCCTGTAAAACTCATGATCACAACAATGAATATCCTCGATATAATATTCGTTACCATTAAATAAACCGAAAAATGTCATTAGCTGGTCACGGCTGGCATGACTTCCATCATCGATAATAATATCAAAATTTTCTTTTCTCAACAGTTCCAGTAATTCCCAATCACATTGATTGCCTTTGTGCCAGATAATGCCAGGTATATCCGGGATTGGGTTTTCTATAAACAGATCAAGACCGTGAATTTGGCATTCAGGAAACCATTCTTTCCACATACGAATTGAAGCACCTTTAAAAACCCCTATTTCCAATATCTTTTTAGGCGATTTTGGCAAGGTTTGTTCATAGAATGGACAATATCCATGTTCTGCTTTATCTGAACCATATTTGATTGCGAGGTCTTGGAGGGTCATTTGCTTATATTTTAATAAACCTATCGGGCAATCGGTCCAACGAATTCATATCCTGTCCATTGGGCCCAAACCACCGGTGTTCTGACGGGGAAATCACAATTGGGCTATCGCTCCTTAATAGAGCCGGGAAAAGGCTGAAGGTCGAATTTGCAATTATAAATGCCTTGGCATTGAACATGTCTTTAATATCCTGAATTGGATCTTTTCCAATTGAATACTCAAAATCGGGATCGATCAAACTGTCACCAAAGAATTTTTTGCACCATGGGATGTCGTCGGAAAAAATTCTGAATAATTCGTGTCCTTCGCCAGTCATGTAATCAATTGCCGTTTGGTAGTATGCAGTGGGTAGTACCGGGAACCTGTCAGCATATAAGAGGTAATCCCCCCTTCTCACATGAATGGCAACATATTCAGCTGGCTTGTATTCAAATCTTAAAATCTCACCTAGTTGTTCCTTATGCGCATACCAATATTTGTCACTCTGGAAATATCCCTCTAATGTAATATCCTGCTCATCGGGGATAGGCGTAAAAGAATGATCTGGCTGTTTGAAGTAATTCTTTGTCGAATATCCTGGCCTTACCTCAGGAAGATTATGAATATAAGTTCTCCATATTTTTGGATTAATAGTCTTTTTGGGGAAGGCGCAACTTGTATTCATTCTTAAAGCATGGCAAATCGTTGCACTGATCATAAATAACTGGTTGGCGGCCCCGGCCCATAGCTTACAAGTAACCATTAATTAAATATTGATTGAAGATTTTTAATTAAAGCCTTTTTTCTTTCAGGTAATTTATCTGCCTTCTCAGCAATCTGATCGGCCACTTTCATAAAGTAATCCTTTGACGTTTTCCTCTTTTCCTCAATAAGCACCGCTATAATAAACGGACGGGGATTATCTGGCTGCTCAACTATAAACCCCACATAATAGTCTGTCTTCCTACCCGGGCTTTCGGTCACTATAGTATAAAGTCCGATCTTTGCTTTTCCGGTAAAATATCCCACCAAATCTTTCTCCATATCTTTTTCCTGCTCTTTGGTGAAGTATCTTTTTAACTGGAATGGTTGGAGGATGGTCATGAATTAAAGATTTGATTCTACGTAACGAGCAACTTCCTGAAAAGCGGCCATTTTTGCAAGATGCTCATCGGCTTTAGTTTCATCTCCAATTTCCTGCACATATTCCTCGGCGGAGCTGGCCTCTTGCTTAATCCTGTCAGCCAGATAAGTCAATAATTTTTCTTTCATAGCGCCATGATCATTTTTTTTATCTTCTCTGCCTGTTTCATATTGTAAGCCGCATCCTCCAGAAATCCACTTCCGGGGTGAACGCGGTGAAAGTATTGCATGTCAGGGACTACGTAAAACCAATTGCCGGCATTCAGCCATAAATAATTCATCCAGATCGTGTCTGTTGCGATCATTTCGTGGTTAGGCTTGTATACTCTAAGATATTCGTCCCTGTTAATTATGCAATTACATGTGTTGAGCAAGCAGTTGCCCATTTCATCTTTAATTACTCTTTTTACATTTTCCCTATTTACTATTTTCCCAGAGTATTTCAAATAATTGAACCTTGGCGAGGCGAAGTCGGGGCAATAGATAATCTTGTAATAAGGGTCATCTATTTCCAAAACTTCACCAAATGATTCAGTTAGCACGCGAGATTTTTCGAAGGCATCGATGAACGATGGTGTGATTACATTATCACTGTCAAAGATTATCACCCACTCGTTCCTCGCAAAACTTATAGCATCCCTTTTGTTCAAGCTCATCCCCCGATTCTTAAGCTGCCTCATTACCCTGACCTTCTCAATTCCTGCAAAATGTCTGACCAGTTTTTCAAAACTTCCATCTGTTGAGCAGTCGTCAAGTATAATTATATCATCAATTCGCGGATCATCGATCACCTGGCAGAATGATTCGATGGTGAATTCATATCTGTTAAAGGTTGTTATGGCAAGGGATAGGTTCATTATAATGCAAGTTTTACGTAATACTCCCTTACTGCCTTATCCCCATAGTTGAGAATTTCTGTTATGACCACTTCCTGGACCTCGAAACCGGTTTTGTTTTGAAACTCTTCAATTAATTTTCGAATTTTTATTTCGAGAAATATTTTCTCGTGTTTTAATTCAATAGCAGCTTGTTTTAAGTCATTCATTTTTTATCCTCCAATTTTTTCAACCTGTCAAATTCCCGGATAATATTATAAATAGTTCGTTCCATGCTGTATTGCGTGGTGCTCTTTTCTTCCTTAATTCGGTTTTGCTCGCGGAGGATTATTTGATAAACATCCGTCGGCATGCCCTCCCGAAAGCTGTAAGTTTTCCTGTCCTTTTTGATTACACTCATTAAATATTGCTTAGCCTTGTTAAGCGAAAATACTGAATTTACAGTACTTTCAAGAAAAAATGAAAGTAATTTTACTTCCATGTATTTCAAAGGAGATTATTTAAGGGTTATATCCCCTGTTACTGAAGACGGTAATCGTCCGAAGATTGATCCGGTCACCAACATGCCGGTTTTCAAAGAGACCGCTCTTCCAACGACAGCCAAAAAAGCAATGGAGATTCAAAACCGGAGATTGCCTGCTCACTTAAGAAAGAAAATTGAGCACGTCAGTACTTCAGTTGACGAACCAAGACCCATTGCAACGAAGGAAAACCCTGTAATCAGAAAAAAGCCAGGGCCAAAACCTAAACATGCAGAAGCCTGATAAAACATATTGCTGCGGCGGTCGTCGTGGTACAACAAAGCCAAAACCAAGAAGATAATGCCTAAGACCGGAAAAGAGTTTCTCACGATTTTACTTCAGAAAGCAGGCGTAAAGCTTGACGATGATGCTATCAAAACGGCTTTGGATGTGCCCGAACTTACTACCGTTCAAATCCCTGATGCTCTTATTACTCCTATTGATAATGGCCTGTTGAGTCTTCAGGCTGCCAAAAACAATCATCCTGAGATCGGTGGACACTACAGGGCACAGGCT